TCACCAGTCTTTGCAACAGAAGCACGTTTTAACTGGTCTGCGTTCTTACGCATTTCAAATTCTTTAACAAGATAAGAAACAACTTTGTTACTTTCATTTCGAATTTTTATATAAGATTCTGTGCAAACCTTATGGTCCTCTTCTTTGTATTTTTTCCACAATTCTTTATGGTCAAAAATATATTTCGTATCTAATTGTGGAACATTTACGTATGCATAAGTTCCAGGTTTAGATTCAAATAACTTCTTTTCGTTTTGGCGAAATGCTTCACTAGTATGTGACTTGATTTTTTCTTCAAGTTTTTCATCCAAACTTTTTCCGGATTTTGAACCAGAAGCTGGTACTTGTTCTCCGTCTTCGTTTACGTTTACCTCAGATTCACTATTGCCATCGAAATCTTCATAGTCCTCATCATAGTCGGAACCAAAGCCCATTTCTTCCTCTGATACATCAGATTCATCATCATAATCATCACCATCTTCATCTGATTTGATTCTTAGTTTTTCTTCTTCTTCGATTTGCATTTTCATGTAATCGATAATTTTCTTGGTTACTTCAATTACTTCATCATAGGTTTCAGTTGTTTCAACTTCTCCAACCAGACCACGTTCAATATCATTAAACTGAATACGCAATCCAGCTCCACCTTTGCAGTGAAGATTAATCCTATCAAGTAAATTTAATTTGTTTAGGTCAGAATCTTTGACACCAAAGAAATCTTTTTCAAAGAGCTCTTTGTAAGCTCTCACAAAAGAATTTTTGAGGCCAGGATATTTGTATTTGATTTTGCGTTCAATGCGGGAATCTTCAACCACATTGGCAACATCACTATTTAATTTTAGCTTTCTTACTTTAAGCATACCCTCCATCGGAGTGTAAAGAGCATGACCAACTTCGTGTCCCATGAATAAATCATAAATTTCATTTGAAATATTCTTGTCGAGGATGGGTACAACTAAAACACGGTTACGAACATCAAAGGATGCTGTTTGTACCGGGCGCTGTTCAATCGTTAGATTCTCTGTAGCCATCAATTTGGCCAGCAACGATTTAGATTCAATCAATTCCATGAAAACTCCTGTGTGATAACTCTATTATATCACACTATCAATCAAAAATCAAGGCTGAGTTGTTTTTCTGCAACATCATTTTTTGAAATGTGTAAACTTCCGTTAACAATTTTAATGTTTATGGTGTCACCTTCTTTCCAACCGGTTTGTTCCAACATTTCCGGCGGAAATTTTAGCAAAATGTTGTCGGGATCGCCAGGTATTTCTTCGAAAATTTCTTCGTAGTTGTAAATTTTGCTCATTCGCACTGTTCCTTCAGTTTATTGTACCAATCTTGGTCATTTTCGAATTGGGACATGACTGCCCACTCACGTACAACTTTATCCAAAGGTTGCCATTCAATCGGTTCTTGTTTTGACTCAGTGATTTGCGACATTTTATGCTCCTAGCTCAGTGATTTGCGACAAAATTGTCTTTTTATCATTTTTACGACTGTATTTTGCAACATTTTTATGCGCTTGCACAGGCTTGATTGGTGTTCGACACACCGGTCGTTGCAATTTTACAACAAAACTCAGTTTTTTACTCATTTTAGCGCCTCATGTTTGAAATTTCTACAGCTGCTTCAGTGTTAAACACGGGAACAGCGTTGGATTTATGCATTGTTGCAATACCCAGCATGTTTGTACCAGTATAAACCTTTGGTTCAGCTTTGGTTGCACCAACTTCACCGGTATTTAACGATTTGTATTGTTTGGTTTCACGACCAACAGGTGTTGACAGCTTATAAGACAATATATTGTTGGTTTTTTGGATTTTAAGTGGTTTTGTTGGTTGGTGTGATTCCAACCATTTTTCGTATTGCTCGAGCTTAGCCTTAGGCACTTTTTTGGCCTTGGACTTGGGTGAACGTACATAGAACATCATAAAATTTCTCCAACGAATAAGTGTATTATACACTATTCAAGGCATTTGTCAATATGTGTGTTGCACAAAAACAACACTAGAATTGTTTTGCTTTTCTTCTAGCAGGTTTTTGATAATCTTCATAACCAGTGAAAAGATCATAATTATCATAATTAGACACATTTCTTGTGGTTTTTTGTTGATCTTTTTTCTTTTTTCTTGATTTGAAATTGAAATTCTCATCATCATCGTAATTGCGAAACTTACCGGAAAATTTTGACACTTTAATTTAACTCCTTATTTAATAGTCTCAAAGGTTATGCCACGAATACGAGATTCTGGCATATTTGTTATGTCTGTTTGTGACACATAGATTATATTCGACATTGGGTAACATATTTTTATTAATTTCAACAAATTGCATGATGTTCCATCTTTATCATTATATGAGAACACCTCATCAACAAATGGAAAACTTCCTACTACTTCTTTTCTTTGGTCGAGTGTATTTTTATAACCATTTCTGAGTAACTTCATGTAAGCATCAGAATGTACGCCAACAACAAGCCAATCACACATTGACTTGCATTTTTTTAATAATTTAAATTCATTATAAGAAGGAGGATCAAATTCACCGGATATGACAATTATTTTTTCTCTGTCCATTATGGTAGAAGGTCTGGAAATGCCTCTTTTACAAATTTATAGTTAATACCTTTTACTCCCAAATCTTTTTGGAATATACCCAATAAGATTTCCGCTTCTCTTGGTTCGATTGATTCCAACATCTGAATCAATAGTTCATTTCTTCTTCTATCTGTCAATGTTTCGGCCATTGGATTGCCTTCTTGAAACATATACAATCTACGCAGCTGGTGTGCTAGACTATCATGCGTGATACCAGGTAACATATCAGTTGGCACTTTATAATTTTCAGGTATTTCTTTTACCTTCCATTGAAAATCTGGATGATATGTTAACTTGAAAACATCAACTAGTGGTTGTGACAAATTTTGGCTAATTATGTCCATTCTCTCTTTTCTACTTAGAGCATCATCAATTGCGTCAAATATTTCATATAACGGTTTCATTAAAATTCCTCAATAACATCAATTAAACTTTTCAGTTTGTTGGCAATTAAATAATCCAAAATTTTACCTTTGGGTGCTGGTTTAGTTTCTTCATAAGTATTTATGATTTTCTCTTTGATATCGCCTGGTATATTTCTGAGGTCGATGAGTGTCTGGTTACGAGAAAAACCAATTCTAGCATTTTCATCTTCCCATAGACCATAATCTTTTTCCATCAATTTATCAAGTTTACCTTTGTTGATTGGTGTTTGACGAATATCACGCACAAAACAATCCGATACTGATAACACATTCGGTATGCCGTCACCTTTATCTCCACGGATGATTTTTTCTTTCAATTCGGCTATTGGATTTTCCGAAATGAGAAATTTCTTTTGTGCAGGATTATATTGCTTGACAGTAAATTCACTTCTACCATTATACATTTGTAATTGTAGAAAATCACCATCACTTGAAATGATTAGGAGGTTTTCGTGCATGATGTGGCGAGGTACAAGTGTACCAATGATATCATCTGCTTCTGCTCCCTCAACATCAACAACTTTGTAGGGGAAATTGTCACGCAACTCTTGTTTGAATTTTGCAAGCATGTCAAAAATCATGTGCCAATCAAGGTCTGATTTTTCTCTTGTTTTCTTGCGGCCGGCCTTGTAGAAAGGAAAAAACTCCTTGCGCCAGTATTTGCGGTTGTCACTACAGAGTACAACTTCACCATATTCTTTACGGAATGTCTTTAGGTGCGTCCTGATGATGTTCAGGACCATATGTCTGATAAGACCTTCTTCTAATTTAACACCCTTTTGACTGGCAATTTGTGCCATCAGTCCAGCCAACAATACCTGGTTAAGGTCAACAAGAATCATAGTATACTTTCAGTTTCAAAGATTCTATTTTACATCAAACTCTTAATTTTGTCAAGCGCATCAGACATAAAAGAATTGGATGTTGTTGTTTTTTTGGCAACTATGCCAAACCAACCATTTGGTATTAATGTTGAAATATATTCTCTGGGTTCACTCAAAACAGCATCAAATGCTTCCAAGTTTTCCACTGTGTCTGTTTCTTCGTTGTGCCTAAACAACAAAACATGCCAACTTGGTCCAATAGAACCAACATCTATTGGTGTTCCAGGATTTTTGTATCTATTTGATTGAATGTGTATATCCACATCTGGATGAGGCATGAAAAACAAAGCATCATATTCCTCAATATCCTTCAAGTACTCTAACATTGCAAACCTTTAATGTGTGACTTTCTTACTCTTACCATAATCCAAGAATTGTAATAGTTATCTGTTTCTAAAGCACCGTGAACAAATTGTTCTTTAGCTTCAAGATAACCACATTCACCTTTACTTTTACACAGATGTATGATTTCTCGGCTAAACAAATCTTGGCCATGCATTATAACATCTTTTTTCAATTCCTCATTACTACCATAGTAAGTTTGCCAGTCCGAAGAAACTTTGAATTTTTTCTTCTTACCTTTCACTTGTTTTGTTTTTGATGAATAAAAGAATTTCTTACCAATGTATTTTTTATTGGTAACTTGATTTGTTATAATATACACAAAACCGTAATTGTCACCAATTAAATCTTCTGTAAAATCTTCACTTTTATATGTCCAGTTTATTCCCATTTGTCTTCATCGGAATCATCATCTTCATTATCTTCTTCTTCTTCGGTTAATGATTCTATTGTTTCACCGCAAAATGGGCAAAACTCCGGATATTCTTCCGATACTAATTCTTCCATATAAATCATATCATAGCTCGATTCACAGTTTAAACATTCTGCTGTTATTGTTTTTGTTCCCATTTTCTTCCTTTAAGCTGCTTTAGCCCAAACATCACCCCAATTACCCGACAACGCACCCTTAGCATAGTCAGTAGCACGATTCTCAAAGAAATTGGTATGTGTTGGTGCATTAATCATTTCTTCAACCCAAGGTAATGGGTTCTTCTTCACTTTAAAGATGCCTTTTAGGCCAAGACTAATAAGTCTACGGTCAGCAATATAACGAATGTATTGTTTAACATCAGCATTGGTTAGACCTTCTATAGCTTGCATACTAAATGCTAAATCAATAAACTTATCTTCTAATTGAACCATCTTCTCAGCAATTGTATATATCTTACCTTTAAGTTCATCATTCCAGATTTCTTTATTTTCTTCAATGTATGTACGGAACAATTTAATCATTGATTCAGCGTGCATTGTTTCATCAACAATAGACCAAGTAACAATTTGACCCATACCCTTCATTTTACCGTGGCGTGGAAAATTAAGCAACATGATAAAAGAACTAAAAAGCTGCATACCTTCGGTAAAAGCGGAAAAAACAGCAATGTGAGTAGCAGTACTAGAGAGGTCACCATTCGTATTAGAGATATCCAAAACATAATCGTGTTTATCTTTCATCTCCTGATAATCTAAGAATTGGTTGTATGTTGTTTCTGGTAATCCAAGTGTTTCAATCAAGTGACTATAGGCGGCCACATGAAGTGCTTCTCTTGCAGCGAAACCCATCAACATCATACGAACTTCTGGTTGTGGAAAATGCGGCAGATAATTCTTAACATACCCACCAGCCACATCAATATCACCTTGTGTAAAGAATCGGAAGATGTGTGTTAGAAATTGCTTTTCTTCGGTTGACAACTTCTTTTTCCAATCTTTAACATCTTCTGCCATTGGAACTTCTGTATGTAACCAATGTGATTGTTCATGCTTCAACCATGCATCATATGCCCAAGGATAATTGAAAGGTTTGAAACTGTTTCTCTCATCTGTTAATCTTGTTTGTGTTTTCTTAATCATGTTATGACCCATTCCTTTAATTCTGAAACTGTTTTATTGCCAACAAGTCTTTTAGATATATTATTATTTTCATCTAATAAAATTAATGTTGGTACACCACGAATGCCGTATTCTACTGCAACATCGGAATGAACATCAACATCAACAACCTCAATTGGTATACTAATGTCGGCTTCTTCCAAATTCTTTGCTAATAATTTGCATGGACCACACCATGATGCTGTAAATCTTAAAATTCTCATATCAATTGCACCAGCTTTGTTTGGCTTCACCGTAGTACTCACGGGCATAACCATTTGATATCAACATCTGACGCAAACTCTTACCATCAAGAATAACATCACCCAACACACGCCCACCATATTTGTCCCAGTCCATTAGAATGACCTGACGCTTTGTGGATGCGCTTATTTGTGCTTTAGTAAATGCAGATGCGGCCTGACCTCTTTGATCCTCGCTTGGGCATTGCGCTCTATGTCCTTTTTCTGGTGTATCAACACCGAACACACGAATAGATAGTTCCTGCTTCAACGGTGCTGGCAGAAATGGTGCTTGGAATGCTACAGTATCACCATCAATAACTCTGGTGATAACTGCATCATAAATGACACCCTCTTTTTGTTTGCCTTGTGCAAATGCTACGATGGATAGCATGGCTATTACACTTATAATTATTTTTTTCATTTTTTCCTTATTGTTTGTTATTCGTTCATTCGCCATTTGTTTTCTGGCATGCCATAATCCCACTTTGGATCCATTTCAACAGTCCATCTTGTAGTAGCAACATTAAAATCTGGTATCTTCATTTCTTTAGGATTAGATGCTGGCTCCAAAATAACAACACGATTATTTGGTTGGGCTGCAAATTGACCATTGTCACATTTAATAAAGTTAAAAGATTTATGATCCTCAACATCTTCACTATGCCCACAATCAAGAGTGTTAAAATCTGGATGTGCTGAATCAACTGTAAAAAGATATTCACCACCTAACCAAGATCCATCTTTCATTTTAATTTTACATCTCATGTTTGATATCATTGCTTTTTTAATCACCGTGATATCGTAAGACATACTGTTCCATAATTGTAAAAAATCCAAAGGATATGGATCACCTTCTATCGGTTTCCAACAGTAAGCGTGTAGTGGAAGTTTATCATACAATGCACCATATTGATTTAAGTATGATTCAATCCTAAACGCTTGGCTTCTTTGGGATTTTATTGTTATCCACCAACAAGGTTCAAGTTCTCCATGGCCCTTCTCAAAGTCATAGAGAAACTCTTTTCTAATAAAACATTTTATCGGTGGAAGATTAGCAACAATATGTGACATTCTTTATCTATCCATTAATTCGTTTACAAAGTCGAGTAATAAATCATGGTGTATACCCTGATGATAATAACCCTTCATCCAACTATAGCTATCATACCAAAACTGTTCACTTTCTGGATGACAACCAATTAAACCTATACGATTCTGTATGATAGCCATGTTATCACCATTACTATATGTTCCAAACGATTCATAAGGTGACATATCACCACCAACTATAGCACAACCATCATAGAAGAACATCCTGTAAGGTTCAATCGAACCATAACAGTTTTTCCACATAACACGCATATTCTTTGCATGTGGTCGTTTTGTACAGGTGCCAGGTCGTTTAATATACTGTACAACATCTAACTTGTCAAGTATATTAAAGTAATCTTTACCAGCCCAATATGCACCCATACAAATACCAAGATAGTGACCACCATTCTCTACAAACTCAATTACTCTTTCAGAATTATACTTGAATAATGTATCATATGAATCAGAATCACCAAAACCACCAGGTACTGCAACCATATCAACATCATTAAAGAAATTATCTTCAACTTCATTCTTTGAAAACAATTTGAAATTGTAGTGTGAACCTAAAGCCTTGATAATTCCATTTCCGCTTTGCACTGAACACTTTGGATCATGTATAAACAATGCTATAGTGGGTTTCATTTTAAATGTTTCAATTTTACTATTTCGTTTTTTAATTGTTCAATTTTTTGTGGATAATTTGTTCCTTGTTCCAATAAATTTGCATATTCAATTACCATTAAATCCCGTCTAACAGATTGATTATAATTTTTGGTGTTATTCAGCAATGAATCAAGTCTGTTTTTAAGTGTGCAAAATTCATAAACCAAATTTTCTGAATATGTACCTATTAAATTTTCAACAGTTTTTCTATCAACTTTATTTTTGTAATCATAATATTCTGTCCCGTATATAGAATGAAAAAGGCCAGCGGAACAAACATCTTTGCGTTCTTTACTATCTTCCAATATTATACAAGTTCTATATAAGTGTTCGAAAAATGTTTTACCACTATGTTTATCATTTAGAGTTTGATTGTAAATAAAATCAACTTCTTTATTCAAACATTTTTCATCTACTGTTTTAAGTACCAAAACCATTCTTAACTCTGGACAACTTCTACTAACTGGTCTCGCAGCATGTAATTTGTTTGAATCAAAAACCAATACTTTATTTTTCTTAGGTAGAATCGAAAGTTCAATTTCACCTTCTTCACTAACAATCACAGTTTCTCCGGCCCAATCTGGATTCCAGTTTTCATTTAAATAAACTATAATAGTTTCACTTACAGAATTTTTACCATATTGCTTTGTTATCCAAGAATCATCTCTATGTAAATATGCATCTGTTCCGTAAGTATAACCATTAACATAGGCTTTCAATAAACATCTTTTTCCAATTTGTTGTTGAATTACATTCCAAATTATTTTAATATCCTGTAATTTATCAATAAAAGGCATTTTACCATGGTCATAGATATAATTTAAACTATTCATTAATATTTTATTATTCCAATGGCCAAAATCATAAGATTTGTCTTCATTTGATTTCCATCCATAAGTCATTTTTTTAGCATAATTTTTTCTTATAGAATCCATTACATCATTGAAAGATTCATCGAATTGAAATAATTTAGTTTCATTTATCATAATATAATTTTATCCTTCGCAAGCTATACAATCATTTCCTTGTGCTACTTGAATCATATCCAGTTCTTTGATAACTTGACGTTCAATCTTCTTGGATACTTTGTCAGCCTTGGCCAATTTTTCTGAACGGCAGTAGTAAAGTGTTTTCACACCCTTCTTCCATGCCATGAAGTGTATTGCATGAATGTATTTGATATGTGCATCTGGACGGAAGAACAAATTCAACGATTGTGCTTGATCGATGTACATTTGGCGGTCAGCAGCTAATTCAATCACCCAACGTTGGTCAATTTCCATGGATGTTTTGAATACTGCTTTTTGATTTTCATCAAGAATATTCAAATGTTGAACTGAACCATCATTTGCAATAATTGATGACCAAATATCATTATATTCTTCCTCTGTTTGTGTTAGACCTTTGATGATTATATCTAGCCAACGATTCTTGTTTAGAAATGCGCCAGATAACGTGTCCTGACGATAAGCATTAGCACGATAAGGTTCGATACTAGGGCTAGTATTTCCCATAATGATAGACGAAGAAGCATTTGGAGCAATAGCCATAAGATGACTGAAACGTTGACCGCTGCCAACAGCATCTGGAGCTTCGCCACGTTCTTTTCCCAAACTGATATTAGCTTCATCTAATCCCTTTCTAATTTGTTTGAACATTTGATTGTTTGCAACTTTGGCCATCACACCTTCAAATGCGACACCCTTCCGTTGTAGATAAGCATGGAAACCCAAAGCACCGACACCAATGCTGCGCTCACGACTGGCAGAATACTTTGCACGCTGAATGGTGGAAGGAGCATTATCAATAAAATACTGAAGAACATTGTCAAGCATTTCAGCAACATCACGAAGAAAAGTAGGATGGTCTTTCCATTCATCATAGTGTTCCAAATTTAAAGAGGACAAACAACACACTGCGGTACGTTGTTCATTAGTTGGTAAAATAATTTCTGAACAAAGATTTGATTGATGCACTTTCAATCCTTTGTCTTTTAAAAATTGTGGCAACATTCTATTGCTTGTATCAATATAGTGAATGTATGGTTCACCGGTGTGCATACGCATTTCAAGAATTTGTTGCCACAGATGTTTTGCTGACACCACTTCTCTCGCTTCACCAGAGTGTGGATCTCTTAGTTGCCAACTATCGGCCGCTTCAGGATCCAACATACATTTTTCAATAAGTGACATGAAGTCATCAGTGATATTAATACCATGATGTAAATTCAGGCAACGAACATTTTGGTCACCTGTTGGTTTACGCATTTCTAGGAACGGAATAATATCGGGGTGAGATATATCAAGATAAGCGGCATAAGAACCACGGCGAGTCCGGCCTTGACGATAAGCCAAAGAAGATGCATCGTAAATTTTAAGGTGAGGCATAACACCAGTAGACTTGTCATCAGCAGACCTAATGCCGAAGCCAATACCCACTCCGCCGCCGTACATACTAAGCCAATTGGTTTCAGATAAGTTTTCAACTAAACCCTCCGCAGTATCTTCAATGTAGTTAAGAAAGCACGAAATAGGCATGCCACGCTTAGACCGACCAAAAGAAAGAATTGGAGTAGAATAACTGAGCCAATGATTAGAGGCGTAATCGTAAAGGCGCTGAGCATGTTCAGAATTACTTCCAAAACTTTTTGATACAAACGCAAATCTTTGTTGTGGTGAGGTTTCATCATCTTTCATGTACGATTCTTGTAATCGCTTTATTCCTAATTCATCAAATAGTTTATCTTTTTCCAAGTCTATTTTGACACCCATGTATTCCATATTTTTACTTTCTTATAATTGCTTTAATATTGGGTGGTGTCCAACCTTCTGGTTTTAACACTTTACCGTCTTTTCTTTTTTCTA